TTTTTAAAAAAAGTACCGATATCAGCTGCAATAACACCTTGCATATAATGAACATCAAGATCGATATCAACAAAATCTTTTTTAGATTGTAGAGCTTTGTCTATTATCTCAGGTGTTTCAATCTCGTTAGGTTCAGGTGCTTTTAGACCTGCTTTAATAGCAAATAATCTACTACTACCTAATACATATGAAGGTTCTGTTGAATCGATAAACTTATTTTTTCTTAAAATAGACAGCAATCCTTGAACTTCATCGAGAATGGTAGGAGAAACTGTTGCACGAGTATATTTTAATCTCTGATTACCTGTTGCAGCAATTAAACCACTAACTAAATTGTCAGCTGCTTGACCACCCTCGAGAAGTATTCTAAAATATGTCTTAAAATTTATCATTATATCTATGTTATTTATATTTATTGTGTATCTAGCAGCGATCCTAGTTGTCTATCTTTTGTATCAACTTTACGCGCTGAAGCTTTAAGTGCTTTTTTCTTTAAAACAGATACTTGCTCACCAGAGCTATCAACCCCTGAAGAACTAGAATCTAACTCCATAGGAAACCCACTACCATCGCCATTAAAAATAATTTTAATATTACCATCTAACGATTTTAATCTTATAAACATTTCTGCTACTGTTGTGATATCACTTAAATTTATAAATTGCATTAGTATTTTTTCACTAATATTTTTAAAATCACCCGAATCAAAGAGTTTCTTTGATTTACTGAATGCAATTATTGAATCGAACCCCTGTGTATCCTTATATGCGAGCAAATGAGTAGCGCTTGCTAAAGCTATAAAAATATTATCGTTAGATATATTAAAATAATGTTTTGTAAGTTTATCGTATGTTTCTAAAACTTTTTCTCTAATGTTACTATTATTTTCAAAGATATTCTTTATATCTTTTTTATATTCTGTTGTTCCAGCTAGATTGCTAATAGCGTCTACAATTTCATCAAGTATATCATCTATATTATCAAGATCCTTACTAACTAGTTTTTGCATAATCTCCTGCTTATCGATTTTTTTACTCTTATGAAGTCTACCGCCGAACCCCTTAACTTCAATGTTTTTACTTCCTACATGTAAATCACCTTTTGTAGGTTTTTTACCGTTACAGAAAAATGCTAGAAACAATTCACCTGCACCTGCTCTATTATGACCAAATTCATTTATAGATGGTACAGCTACCCAAGCACTTTTAAAATATTCATTATCAGCAATGACGTTATCACCGTATATCTGTCTTAAAAAACTACCTACGCTAATTAAGGTATTGTTTAATACACATTGCTGCAAAAAACTTTCACCAGATCGACGATTTTCTTCTGTAATATCAAAATTACCCGCTACAACATAACTTTGATAAATATTTAAATTGTCGCCTTTAAGACCATTTGCGGCATCAAGAGTATCTTTAACAGTTTTTCTTAATTCCTTAGAATCTGACGAACCTAGTTTAATATATTTTGAAAGAGTAGTATCATAGAAATCATCATCTATATCACCAATTAACTCATAATCATCACCCTTCTTACGATACAGAGAAACACTCTCACCTAATATTTTTAATCTATTAGGAGGTGGTACAGGTACGCTATTTTTTACTTGCTTACTGTATATTTTTTCTAGATTCCAACTATGCATTACTTAAATTATCTTTTAGTTCCTTATCTTCAAGAGATTGTGAGAGTAAATTTTGAATTGCTTCTACAATTTTTAAGGGATCTGTTTCACCAAACTGATTTGTAACTGGTTTTAAAATCATAAGCTCCTCTTCTGTAGGAGCATGTCTTAAAGCTTTTAGAAGAAGCTCCTTATATAGAGGAAAAATCTCTTCTAAAGACAGTGTATTTTTTTCTTTTGGCGTAGTTGTTTGCTGATTAGTAGGTTGAGCCTGTTGATTAGGGGCTTGTATAGATTCACCGCTATCTGGTTGCGGCTCAGTACCATCCGCTACTTGTTCTACTAATTTTAAATAATTTTGTAGTAGAGTAATTGTTTTAGACTCTACTCTTAAGCTATTATCTAACGCTAAAACACCCTTAATTTCATCAATTATTTTTGAAATAGGTGCATTTACAAGACCGTTAATAGTTTTAATTTTATTAGCTATAATCTGCTGCTTATTTTTATCAAAAATTTTTGGATTAAAAATAAAAGAGTTAGTTAATAACTTAATAATGTATTTTTCATTCTCTGGAAGCTCAGTAGATGGCGTTTCCGGTTGCGCTGGAGCAGCGTCTTGCTGCGGTTGTTCTTCATCAGGAGCTTCAGGACCTTGCTCTAAGTATATTTTTAAATACTTATCTAAAATATTATTTGTTTTCATATATACCTTATGCGTTTGCAGCAAACTTATTTGCTGTTTTAACTAAACCATTTACCATCGCATCTTTAGCTTGACGTAGTTTATTTGATGTAGTTCCTGGAACAAATCCCTTCATACCTGGGTCAGGTAAACTAGTTAACGCCTTTATAGCATTAACTGTATTAAGCGTAGGATCTTCAGCTTCTTCTTCTCTAGCTGCTTTTACATTTTTAACTTCTAATTCTATAACGCGCTTATCAGGCAATATAATAAGTAAATCATTACTAGAAAAACTAGCTTTCGCTATAATACCCGCCTTAATTAACATTCTCTGCAATTCTCTCTTGGCTGCAGTAATTGAATCCAAGTCAATCTCTGGATTAGTACTTTCAACAATTTCTAAAAACTTACTCATGAATATATTTATTTAAAGAGTGTGAGTTTATTAGAAACTTGTTTAAAATAAACATCGTGTAAAAATGTTAAGTCACTTTTTTTTAAATATTTTTTAAAATTTTTAAAAAAATTTTTACTTTTTTCCTTTTTAAACAACTCAAGTGCAGAAATTACATCAATTACAATATGTAATTCTTCTTTGTCTACCGTTAAATTCTTTTCGTCTATATAGTAGACAGGGTTATCAACCTTTATTTCATGTTTTAACTTACAAATATCTTTTATTAAATTATTTTTAAAAAGTTTTATAACATCTTTGTTTGTTATATTATAGAGCATATTATATTTTAATGCTTCTAATGCTGTAGTTTTAAGAGATCTTAAAATCGTATTATTTAAAGATATAGTTCTTTGGCTTTGACACTCTGAGATTAATGATTCCGTTATAATAGTCATCGCGTAGTAATACCTCTTCTTCAAATTGAATTTTAGCCTCCCTATACGCTAATGCAAATTTTGAGTCACAAAACTCTAGAATTTCAAATGTAAATTTTTCTTTACCATATTTTATAATATCTTCATTTAGTTCTCTAGATGAAGACGTATATTCACGCCAATTTGTTTCAATAACCTCACATCGTTTATTTTTTTTACCTTTAAGAGGTTTTCTTTTTAAGATAGTTTGGCATTGTTTTTTACCAATATATTTTTTACCTGTAGGTATACAAGTTATTTTATAGATAAAGCCGTAAGGTATTTTATCATCTTCAATTATAATACTAGTACACCAGTGACCTAAATCCATAATCAAAGGATTTATTTCTTTCTTTTATTTTTTCTACGTTTTTTGCGTTTAAGTTTACCAGCTCTGGTATAAACTGCGCCACCTTTTGTTATTCTAGCATCTCCTGGTGCATAAAAATCCGAACCAGAAATATTGTCTGGCGAAAAACCACCAGGTGAACCACCAAGTGCCATGCCAGAAGTCATACTTTCATAAAAAAATTGTTTAAATGTTACAGTTGATTTCACTTCAAAAGTATTTATAATAATTTTGTGGATTTGTTAAAAAGATATAAAGAAGAAATCGGAGCTGATTTAGTTGTTACTGATTTTAATATAAAAGATGTACAATTAAAATTGCCATCTAGAAAACATTTCTGGGCTGCACGACTTATTGATGCTAAAGTTGAACTACAAAATCTACAAAAACGTAAAAAAAATCTTAAAAAAGACCTTGTTTCACGTATTATTACTGAAGCTCCTGTAAAAATAACACAACAAACAGCTGAATCGGCTGCAGAATCTACAGAAGAACTTATTGCTATTAATGATTCTATCAAAGAATATGAGTTAATCATTGAATATTTGGAAAAAGTTGAACGTATTATGGCTGGAATGGGATATGATATACGTAATATTATTAACATAATGCAAATGGAGCAATTATGATACAGTTTGACTTTACAAAAACTTCACGTAAGTTAATTATTACGTGTGAAAATAAAAATATCTTCGAAAATATGCGTGAACACTTTAGTGTTGAAAATAAAAATGCAGCTTTTGTGCAGAGACGTTTTAAATCGAGATTTGTTAACATACCTTCACGTAAATATGTAATAACTCCAACAGGTCTCTGTGATTTAGGTCTATATTGGGAAATTAGAAAATATTTAATTGAAAATCAGATAACATCTGAAATAATTCTTACAGATAAACTAAAACAAGCACTAAAAGTAGGGTTTGATATCGAAGTTTTTAAAGATTTTAGTATGGAGTTGAGAGATTATCAGCTCGAAGTTATAACAAAATCTATTAAAAACGGGTGGGGAACGTGTGTTTTAGGTACTGGCGCAGGAAAAACACTAACAACAGCAGCATTAATTGAAAATTATTACCGCAAATCAGGTAATAAAGACATTTTTAAGTGTATAATGATTGTTCCTGACTTAGGTCTCGTACAACAAACATATGATGAATTTTTAAAATGCGGAATTTCATTTAAAGTAACAAAATGGACTGGTAGTAACAAGCCGGATCTAACATCAAACGTTATTATTAGCAATATTCAGATTTTACAATCACGGTTTGATGATAACGAATGGGTAAAATATGTAGACTTACTAGTTGTTGATGAATGTCATAAACTCAAGCCATCAAATAAGATAAGTAAAATTATTAATTCTATTAAAACGCATAATAGATACGGGTTTACAGGTACATTGCCGTTAGACAATATTGAAAAATGGTATATTATAGGTAAGTTAGGCCCTGTTTTATATGAGAAAAACAGTTATGAATTAAGATTAGAAAATTATCTCACTAATGTTGAGGTTAAAGTACTCAAACTTAATTACAGAAATGTCTTAATACCTCAAACTACTGATAGTGCTTACAGAGATGAGCTAAACTTTATATACACTCACACTGAACGTAATAGAATTATCGGTGCTTTAAGCAATAAATTACAAAATAACACACTAATTCTTGTAAATCATATCATACATGGTGAGACTTTATTAGAGTCCTTAAAGAATACATGTGTTGATAAGCAGGTTTTCTTTATACGTGGTGATGTAGACGTAGCTGAGAGGGAACATATTAAGAAGCTAATGGAAAATAACAACAATGTAGTGTGTGTTGCAATAAGTGCTATATTTTCAACAGGGGTAAACATTAAGAATCTACACAATATTATGTTTGTTTCAGGTGGTAAGTCGTTTATTCGTACGGTTCAGTCTATTGGTCGTGGGTTAAGACTGCATGATAGTAAAAATAAGCTGTTAATTTTAGACATTTGTGACAATTTACACTATAGTTCTCTTCATTCTGAGAAGAGAAAACGTATATATGATACAGAAAAGATACAATATACGGAAAAAACCATTGATATTTAACAAACTTATATAATAATAGTATTATGTCTAAAGAGAATTACTATGTAGACCCTGCTGAGTTTAAGGAGTCTTTAAGAAAATATTATAACACAGATGTTTTGACGGACGATTTAGCTGAAAATATTAAAAAAATTGCTTATGGTCTTAGCTATAATTCATCATTTATCAACTACACCTATAAGGACGATATGATAGGTGACTACCTTATTAAAATGTACTCAGCTCTTAAAGGAAAGAAGTATAAATTTAGTGCAGAATATAATACATTATCTTATTATACAACTAT